TTCCATTCATTGATGCCGGATTAAAGCATTTACTTTACATGAAGCCACATCATGGTATTTCAAGTAATAAAAGCGTTTATACGGTGTTTACTGAGTGTAGTGGTGTGTTTATGTACCTAACTAAAGAAGTCATCGAGAAAGTGGGTTATTTTGGCAATTACGGTAGGTACGGATTTGAACATGCAGGATACACACATCGAATTTACAAAGCCGGATTAACACCAAGTAAATACATGACTTTGAATGGAACTGAAAAATTAATACACTCATTGGACCTGGACGGACCATTCAACGGAATTGAAGCCAAACCAAGTTTAACCGTTGAAGAGGTTAAGAACTCACTGCAAATAAATAAAATAGTTTATGCAAAAGAAATTACTGATTAAGTTTGCAAGCCGGTCACGCTATGCAAAGATGCTTAAATGCTTAGACAATATAATTGAAATGGCAGTCGGTGATTTTCATATCCTGCTTAGTTTGGATGCGGACGATACCACAATTGACAAAGTAGAATTAAGTGATATTATTAATTCGCATGGTAACATGACAGTGGTTTACGGATCGAGCAAATCAAAAGTACACGCCATCAATAGGGACATTAATTTAATTAGTTATGACTGGGATGTGCTTTTCAATATGTCCGATGACATGGTTATTACTCAGTACGGATTTGACAAATTAATTTTAGACGAGTTTAACGACTTTGACGGATTGCTTCATTTACCTGATGGCTTTGCTAATGATAAATTAGTAACTTTGTCAATCATGAGCCGTAACTATTATAAGCGTTTTGGATATATTTACCATCCGGCTTATTTTTCTCTTTGGTGCGACAATGAGCAAACAGACGTTGCAAAACTATTAAATCAATATAAATATGTGGATAAACGATTTTTTTACCACGACCACCCAAACAATACCGGGGTTGGTTTGGATTTACAATATAAACACACTGAGAGTTTTTACACCATCGATGGCAACACTTACCACGAAAGAAAAGCACTCCGGTTTAATTTACCGGTTTGACATTTATGTGATTAATAAAAAGGATCAGCATTTAGTTTTTAATTCAATATTAAATTAATGTATTCGCAGAATAACGAAGAGAAAATAATAGTAGATTTTTTTGGTGACTTTAAGGGGCACTTGTTAGACATTGGAGCAAACGACGGTCAAACCTTAAGCAATTCACGACGGCTTATTGAATTAGGCTGGAGTGGGGATTTAGTTGAGCCGTCACCGGTTACTTACATGAAGTTGTTAAATCTTTACATGCACCATGATGAGGTTTATTTGCATAACGTAGCTATCACGGACCAGGTAGGTGAAATTGAATTTTGGGATTGCGGTACTCACTTGAATAAAGGCGACACGTCACTTGTTAGTACGGCATCAACGATGGATTACGAAAAATGGAAGGATACTACTGATTGGCAAAAGGTTAAAATACAATCTGTTAATTTTGAAACACTATTGCAACGTACCAAGTCACAAACATTTGATTTTATTACTATTGATGCTGAAGGCTATGACTTTAATATCTTAAAACAAATAGACTTAGACAAAACAAAGACCAGTTTAATTTGCATTGAACATAACCAAACCCAGTTAGCCGACATTGTGGAATACTTGAAAGTGTTTGACTTTAAGACGGTCCACATAAATAACGAGAATGTAATTTTAAGGAGATGAAATTAAGTATATTGATTCCAACCGTGCCACAGCGTGAGTTGCTTTTTAAAGAACTTACGACTTACTTATTATGGCAAATTGGAGAATTACTAAATAAAGAGGTTGAATTAATTTGGGATGCTTCACCGGTTGGATCAATGACTACAGGCGAAAAAAGAAACAAGCTTTTGAATGAAGCAAAGGGTGATTATGTTTGGTTTATAGACGATGACGATTGGATTAGTGATACTGCGGTTAGTGATATTTTGGAAGGCATTAAAACAAGTCCGGATTCATTTGCTATCAATGGCACGTTTACTGAGAATGGCAAGAACTTTCACAAGTGGTTTATTAGTAAAGACTTAGAATATTGTGCGGACATAATTAACGATGAAGAAGTGTACTTAAGACCTCCAAACCATATTACACCAATGAAGCGGTCAATTGCTTTACAAATTGGATTTCCATTAAAGTCAAACCAGGAAGATTATGACTTTTGCATGAGGTTAAAAAATAGTAAATTAATACAAAGTGAATATAAAATAGACAAACCTATTTACGAGTATAGATATATTAATTATAATAAGTTATATTGATGAAAGTTGCAATAGTTACATTTTATGACAATAAGGAGCGGTATATTTTAGCCGGCAACCGACAAAGAAAAAGTTAAGAGGAGGTTGGATTTCCGATGGAAGATTATTTCCAGTTTAGAAATTATGCAGACATTGAATCACCAACGCATCAGGAAGTACCTTACGCATTTAAACCAAAGGCTATTAAGAAAGTCCGTGACATGGGATATGACATTGTGATTTGGTTTGATTCAGCTATTTATGCGGTTAAGGATATTAGTAAGTTTATAGATCATGTAAAGAAAAACGGACATGCTTTTTTTGACAATATAGGTTTTACAATTGCAAGCTATACAAATGATATTTGTTTAAATAAGATGCGCATGAGTAGGTCCACTGCCGAAAAGCATCCAATGATTATGGCGTGTTTAATGGCTTTTAATTTTACAGATAAAAAGACTTGTAAGATATTTAATGAGTTTTATAACTCTGCCATTCCTGAGATATTTGGTGGTGATTGGAGCGACCACAGGCATGATCAGTCCGCAATGAGTATTATTTTAGCAAAGAATAAAGTTAAACCTTTGCATCCAAATAATACGTTTTTTGCGTATACAAACCATCCAGGTCACATGCCACATGCAGATAGTTTATGTTTTTTATCAATGGGTTATTAAGAAAAACAATATAAAAATATATTGAAATATGATATACTTTAAAATAATAGCATTCGCAATGATATTCAGTCAGTTTGCACAGGGCACTAAGTTTTTTAAACGTAAACCATTTACTTGTGTACTTTGCATGACTTTTTGGACTACGCTATTGGTTACTTTAAACAATACATGGAATATATTTGAGGCAGTAGGTACGGCTTCAGTAATGGGATTAACCGCTTCACTAATTGAATTTATTTATGTCAGAATTATACGAATCCTCGCTTAAGAAGTTGATTAACAACAAAGAGGCTATCAAGAATTGGAAGATATTAAATATCAGTCCGGGCGATCCTTATTTTTATAAAGGCATTGCAGAGGGTTTGAATTATGGACACGTAAATATGTTTTGCGGTGGATGTCTAACTGCAATGTACACTTTTTTGTATGACTTTTTAAAAGAACAAAATGAATTATAAAATAGTTAAAATAGGTGAAGTAAAACCTAATCCGAGCAATCCACGTATAATAAAGGATGCTAAGTTTAAAAAACTTGTTCAGTCTATTATGGACTTTCCACAAATGCTAAAAATACGTCCTATTGTGGTGAATGAAAACATGGAGGTACTTGGTGGCAACATGAGACTTAAGGCTTGTATTGAGGCCGGCTTAATAGAAGTACCTATTATCGATGCATCCTATTTAACACCGGAGCAACAAAAGGAATTTATCATCAAGGATAACGTTGGATTTGGAGATTGGGACTGGGACGAGTTGGCAAATGAATGGGAGGCACTTGATTTAAAAGAGTGGGGTATGGATATACCATTCGAACAGCCTGAAATTGAAATTGAAGCCGAGCCTATCAATGAGCCTACAATGAAAATAACATTTAAGTCACCTGAAGATTTGCAAAAAGCTGAAAATGAAATACAAGAAATATTAGATAGAGAATTTGACGGCGCATACTTAAGTATAAATTTATGAGTAAAGAAATTAAAAAAATGGTCGATGATCCGTATGGAACTATCGAGAATAAACAAAAAATGATTGAAGCCTTAGAAAAGTCTTTAGGCATTGTCACCAGTGCAAGCCGGTTGGCAGGCATTAGAAGAGAAACTCACTACCATTGGCTACGTAGCGACAAAGAATACAAAGCAAGGGTAAAAGAAATTGAGAACGTAGCTTTAGACTTTGCAGAAACACAATTGCACAAACAAATAGCAAAAGGTAATCCTTTGTCAACTATTTTTTATTTAAAGTGTAAGGCAAAGAAAAGAGGCTATATTGAACAGCACAATTTGGAGATTAAAGGTAACATGAAATTCACAGCGGAATTTGGCAAGAGCGATCCTATACACACCACACTCGAATCAGGAGAAGATACACTACTCGATCAATAACGAGCCTCACAAATACTACTTGCTTAATATAGGTAGGCAGTTTGGCAAGACGTTATTAGCAGCGAATCAGTTACTCTATTGGGCGTTAAACAATAAGAATGTTAAATGCGCATGGGTAAGTCCTGTTTACAAACAAAGTAAAAAAGTGTTTCAGGATATTCACAAGGCATTTATTAAACGTCCTGAAATTTACCGAAGTGTTAATCAGTCCGACTTGTTATTGGAGTATGTCACCGGATCAACCATTCAATTCTTTTCTGCTGAAAGATATGACAATATAAGGGGGTTTACTTTTGACTATTTGGTTTGTGATGAGTTTGCATTTATGGATGCAAAGGCATGGACCGAGGTCCTACGTGCAACGGTATTGGTTAAGGGTAAAAAAGTGTTATTAATTAGCACTCCAAAGGGCAAGAATCATTTTTACAATTTATACCAATTGGATGGGGTGAATCCGCAGTACAAGTCATTTACGATGACATCCTACGACAATCCAATTATTACACCTTCTGAGATTGACGATGCGAGGGTGACTTTGCCGGATATTATTTTTAGGCAAGAATATTTAGCTGAGTTTATAGACGGCGGTCATTACTTGTTTAACAATATTCCTGTAGGTGTTGGAGAACGTACATCCAGGATGGTTGCAGGTTTAGACTTAGGTAGGGCAGATGACTACACGGTCCTCACAATCATGAATGACAAAGGTCAAATGGTTTACTGCGATAGGTGGCGACAAATGG